GAATTGGAGCCAGCTCAACATAGACGACGTAAAAGACCCAGCCGTGGCAGATTGGCTTGATTGGGCGGAGGGTCAAAAAATATCAACGCGAGAAATTGAACAGGCCGCCAGTCGTGAAGGTAGAAGCGGCGTTCAGTTTAAAGATATTAACGATACGGGACCGGGCTTCAACTCTAACCAATTTAAAAATTTAGGTTACACAAAAGAGCAAGAACGTGAATTGCAGCGACAATATATGGAAGATTTATCGAAACCTTCAAATGTAGACGTTCGGTTGTCACCTAATTTGGTCCGATCTCGTTTCGCTCGCTTTGACCCACGCTTGTCTAACTTGAAGAATCTATCGGCAGCGTTGGCATCTGTACCCGGCGGCTTACTAGCCTTACAAGAAATGCAAAAACGTGCTAATGAAGAGCAACAACGGCAAGGACTGTTACAGTAATGGCAATCACAACTTACGCAGAGCTAAAGTCTAGCATAGCCAACTGGCTCAACCGCGACGATCTTACGTCGGTCATTCCTGATTTTATCAGTTTGACTGAAGCGGGCATTAATCGTGACTTACGGCATTACAAGATGATAAACCGCGTTGATGCTACGCTTGATAGCCGTTATGTGCAGATGCCTGCTGATTGGCTTGAGACTGTACGCTTTGGCATTACATCTGGCACAACTTATCGCCTTGAGTTGGTTTCTCGCGACGACATGCTTGAGTACCGTCAGAACACGTCTGACATTGCTGGCATTCCAAAGTTTTACGCAAACATTGGCGACACCATTGAGGTTTTCCCAACGCCTGCCGCTGAGTATCAGATGCAGCTTCAGTATTATGCTAAAACGCCTGCGTTGAGTGATAGTAACACTGACAATTGGTTGTTGAGCGATGCGCCTGACATTTACCTTTACGGCGCGCTTGTTCAAGCTGCGCCATACTTAAATGATGACGCAAGAGTTCAGACTTGGGCCGCGCTTTACTCTGCGGCTATGCAGTCTCTGCAAAAGGCGTCGGATGACACACGTTTTGCTGGTTCTGGCCTTAGAATGCGCGTGACTAGCTATTAGTCGCGCGATGGTGTATAGAAGTCACAGATATATCTAATCGGAGAAATCCATGTCTTTAACTAACGCTTTTGAGACAAGCACACTGCAATATCTGTTGACCACAGATAGCGTTACCCGCCCGACCGCGTGGTACATTGGTTTGTTTACATCTGACCCAACTGACACTGGCTCTGCTGGCACTGAGGTTTCTGGCTTCAGCTACGCTCGCACCGCAGCCACGTTTACTGTGACTGGCGACACTGCAACAAACTCTTCGGCTGTTGAGTTTCCTGCGGCGTCCGGCGGAAACTGGGGAACGATTGGCTGGATCGGCATTATGGACGCATCGTCCGGCGGCAACATGATTATTCATTCCGCGCTTGATGTCGCCAAAGCTATCAACGACGGCGATGTTTTCCGCATCCCAACAGGCGACCTCGACATTACGGCAAGCTAATGGGCTTGCGCTCAACATATGATACTGGCTTATTTGGCTCTGGTCTCTTTGGTGAGCCTGAGACAACGCAATTTGCGGCTAGTGCATCTGTTGGGATTTCGGCTACTGCATCCGCAGTTACAGTTGTTGACGCATCTGCATCGGCAGCGATTGCTGTATCGGTAGCGCCGCCAACTGCTATTAGGGTCGTTGACGCATCGGCGTCTGTATCACTCGGCGGTATTGTTTCTGTCAGCGCAGTAACTTACGAAGTTATTCCCGGCTTCCGCCCCGGATACGGCCTCAACACTTACGGCTCATATCTTTACGGCAAAAACATTAGCATCGAAGAGGGCAGCGCGACTGCCGCGATTGGTGTTTCCGCTAGCGTCAGCGCACAAGCAATACGCCAGTCGGGTGCCTCGCCAAGCATTGATTTTGCATTTACAGCAAATGGCGTAATTGATGTTGTGGGCCGTGCAAGTGTAACTATTTCAATTTCACCAAATATAGCGTATAACAGGGTGAGGTTGTTTTCTGGAACGTCCGCTATTGCCATATCTACTAGCGTTTCTGCGCGATATAAGTGGCTTGACGCAGACGATCCTTCTACAACATGGACAGCAGCGCCAAACCCAAGTAATACATGGGTCGAGGCAGATTACTTAGAGAGGGCCGCGTAATGCCTACGACGACGACAAATTATTCTTGGAATAAGCCAACCGTAGGCGGCGACGAAGACGCTTGGGGCGGCTACCTTAATGGCAACTGGGACAGCATTGATACACTGCTCGGCGGCGTTACTACTGCGCAGTTTTCCGTTCTAAATGGTCTGACTGCTACCACAGCAGAGTTGAACTATGTCGATGGCGTAACATCTGCAATCCAGACTCAGCTAGATGCAAAGCTGTCTAGCGTTGATCTTTCGGCATACACTGGCGACGTGAACATCACAGGCGAGCTTACTGTTGACAGCTACAACGAAACATACGCCGCAGTCATATCATCTAGCAACGCTACTACGGTAGACTGCGAGGCTGCTAACTCATTCAGCCACACGCTCACAGAGAACACTACGTTCACGTTTAGCAACCCACCTGCAAGCGGCACAGCTTACTCGTTCAGCATTGAGATTATCCAAGACGCTTCTGCCAGCGGCTACACAGTGACATGGCCAGCAAGCGTTGATTGGCCTGCCGCAACGGCTCCTACGCTTACAGCTACTGCGTCTGCCAAGGATGTATTCGTATTCACTACCCGTGATGGCGGGACTAACTGGTATGGCTTCACAGCAGGTCAGGCACTCGCATAAGGAGCGCACATAATGGCGACTAAGAAAAAGATGCTACAAGCCGCTGCTGGCAATGCTGGTGGTGCTGGCCTTGATATTACAGATGTGTTCAGCACTTATTTGTATGAGGGTACAGGCTCTTCACAAACGATTACTAATGGTATTGACCTTGATGGCGAAGGTGGTTTGGTTTGGGTAAAGAGGCGGGAAGCCGCCTATAACCACCTTTTGTTTGATACAGATCGTGGTACTGGGAAGTTCCTACGTTCAGACGCCACCTCTGCTGAGACCACAATATCATCAAGTTTGAGTAGTTTTAATAGTAATGGATTTACTACTGGCTCCTTTGATGGGATGAATCGTAACACAAGCCCCTACGCCTCTTGGACATTCCGCAAAGCCCCTAAGTTCTTCGATGTGGTGACATGGACAGGCGATGGGAGCAATAATCGTCAAATCAGTCACAATCTTGATGCAACTGTCGGATGTATGATTGTAAAAAGAACAGATACAACAAAAAACTGGAGAGTTTACCACCGTTCCGCAAATGCGACACCAGAAAACGGTTATTTGACGCTTAATAGTACGGCTGCGTGGTTTGATGAACAGGCAAATGGTTATAACCAAAACCAATCAAAATGGTGGTACACTGCACCTACATCTACAGACTTTACTGTCAGTTCTGATGTAGACGTAAACGCTTCTGGTGGCACTTATGTCGCCTACCTATTCGCACACAACGATGGTGACGGTGAGTTCGGCCCTAGTGGTGACCAAGACATTATCAAGTGTGGGAGTTATACTGGTAATGGTTCTAATGATGGGCCTGTGATTGACTTGGGCTTTGAGCCTCAGTGGTTGTTGGTAAAACGTAGTAGCACTGGTGCTAACTGGCTTGTTATTGATAATATGCGTGGCTTTGTTGCTGGTGATAACAATGATGCACTGCTTTTCCCTAACCTTAGTAATGCTGAAGCATCCACAAACTACTACATCCAACCAACACCTACAGGTTTTCAGCCTGTAAATAGCACTTCTGCAGTAAACGCCAATGGCTCCACCTACATCTACATCGCCATCCGCCGTGGCCCTCTTGCTCCACCTGAGAGTGGTACTGAGGTTTTTGCGGCAGATGACGAAACTTATACAACCTTGCCGCAGTTTTATAGCGGCTGGCCTGTAGACTTTGCTCTGCGTAGACTTGGGAAAAACACCACAAACTATACCCGTGTAATAGACAGGCTTAGGGGTAATCAATTCCTTAGATCCGATTCAACAAATGCCGAAAGTGCCTTGACTATTGACTGGGATGTTATGGACGGCTTCTCTGTAGGAACGAGTAGCAGTGCTGACGACTTTAGCTGGATGTGGAAACGTGCGCCTAACTTCTTCGAAGTTGTGGCATACGAGGGTAACTCGACATCAGGACGTACTGTAAGCCATAACCTCGGTGTTGCACCTGAGATGATGTGGGTAAAAGGCAGAAGTAATGGTGCAAGTTGGTATGTATACACTGAGGCTACTGGAAACGACCAGAGTATGCTTCTCAATGACAACAGCTCCGCAGGAGGCGGAAATTCATGGAACTATACAACGCCCAGTGATAGCAGTTTTACACTACGCAACACCGTAGGTGTAAACAGGACGGGTGACACATACATAGCCTACCTCTTCGCCACACTCCCCGGCGTATCCAAGGTGGGTAGCTATACGGGTAACGGCTCAAGCCAGACTATCGACTGTGGCTTTACGTCAGGTGCTAGGTTCATCCTCATTAAGCGTACCGACGGTACAGGCGACTGGTATATCTGGGATTCGGTCCGTGGTATTGTATCCGGCAATGACCCGCACATCAGTCTTAACAATGCGTCAGCAGAAGTGTCTGACGATAGCATAGACCCTGACAGCAGTGGCTTCATCGTTAATCAGGATGCAGCTACAAGCATCAACGTATCAAGTGCTGAATACATCTTTTACGCAATAGCATAATATCAACAGCATCACGAAAGGATCACTCTGATGGCTGAATATCGACACACAGGAACAGGCGAAGTTAAGACCCAAGGTAAATGGCGCAGCCACTACAGCAACGTATCTTTGCCTCGTGCATGGAAGCAAGCAACACTGGATGGCCTCAACCTAGAGGCTGTCTTGGCTTCACCAGCAGCCACCACAGGCGCATATCAAACGTCCGTGCGTGATGGTGTAGTGCAGGACGCAAACGGCAACTGGGTTGAGAACTACGTTGCACGGGATATGTTCGCTGACACGACTGACGAGGATGGCGTAACAACCACCAAGGCAGAGCATGAGGCTGCATATCAGGCTGGGCTTGATGACAAGGCTGGCGAGGCTGTCCGCGCCAAGCGCAACACGCTGCTGGCTGAGACAGATTACTTTGCGTTGACTGATGTAACGATGGACGCTGCAATGACGAGTTATCGTCAGGCTTTGCGTGACATTACAGATCATGCAAACTTTCCTAATCTGGACGACGCTGACTGGCCCACAAAGCCTTAAAGGGGGAGAAGGCACATGCCGTTAATCCCGCTAAAACTCCCCGCTGGCCAGTATCGCAACGGCACTGACCTTATGTCTCAGGGCCGCTGGCGGGACATTAACCTCGTCCGTTGGCATGAGGATGCTCTGCGTCCTGTGGGCGGATGGCGGCAGCGTTCATCTGTTGATCTGAACGGCGTTGTACGGTCCATGATTGCGTGGGAAGAAAATGACGGATTGCGTCAAGTGGCGGCTGGAACGTACAATAACTTGTACGTCATCAACGCAAACGGCACCGCGACTGACATTACTCCCGCTGGTTTAACCGCTGGGCGCATTGACGCAAATATTAATACAGCATACGGCGGCGGGTTTTACGGCAACGAAGAATACGGCTTGCCACGCGCTGACACTGAAACCATCCTTCCGGCCACAACTTGGTCACTAGAAAACTGGGGTGAATACCTGCTGGCTATGTCATACGACGATGGCAAGCTATACGAGTGGCAGGGTGACGTTTTGACTGACGCCGCGCTGATCGCAAACGCTCCCACAGATTGCACTGGCATGATGGTCACGGAAGAGCGCTTTGTTGTGTGCTTCGGCGCAGGCGGCGATCCGCGCAAGGTGCAGTGGTCGGATCAGGAAGATAACACAACTTGGACGCCTGCGGCCACAAACCAAGCTGGTGACATAAATCTGCAAACTAACGGCGTTATTTTGGCTGGGCTACGCACACGCGGCCAGTCGCTTATTCTGACCACAGAAGACGCCCACACATTAACGTATTCCGGCCCGCCATTTGTGTATGGTGTAGAGCGCGTCGGCACCTCCTGTGGGCTTGTGGCGGCCCGTGCGGCGGCTTCTGTTGACAATGGCGTGATTTGGATGGGATTGCGTGGCTTCTTCATTTATTCTGGCGGCAGTGTCCAAAGCATCCCGTGTGACGTGGCTGACTATGTATTCAGCGACATCAATAAGGATCAACGCTCAAAAGTGTCTTGCGTAGTCAACAGCGCTTGGAACGAAATTTGGTGGTTTTACCCCAGCGCAGACAGCATTGAGTGCAACCGCTACGTTGCCTATGACTTTGTTGAGGGCATCTGGATAACAGGCGAAATGGATCGCACCGCTGGCGTTGATCGCGGCGTGTTCCGTTACCCAATGTTCATTGCAAGCGATGGTGAGCTATACGAGCATGAGATCGGCTACAGCTACGGCTCAAGCACTCCCTATGCTGAAACCGGGCCGATCTCCATTGGCGCTGGCGACAACCTTATGAATGTGGTTGAGCTTATCCCCGACGAGAAAACGCAGGGCGATGTGACCGCCACGTTCAAAACGCGTTTCTATCCGAATGGAGATGAGAGCGAATACGGGCCTTTCAACATGAGCAACCCGACTTCTGTGCGTTTCCAAGGGCGTCAGGTGCGTATGCGAGTTGAGGGCAGTGTTGCCACTGACTGGCGTGTTGGAATTATGCGGCTTGATGCGCGGCAGGGTGGGCGTCGATGAGAGTTGTGCCGCCAATTACCTTTGACCTATCAGCGTGGGCGGAGAATATGCGCCGCTACCTTGGCAAAGCTCTAAACCAGCTTGACGCCAAAGATGCGTCCGTGTCGGCGGCAGAGGACGGCGTTTTGCTCTGGGATCGCGAAGAGGGCTACCCGGTGGTCTCAAAGAATGGTGAGTGGCGTCAGGTTGTGCTTGAGGATGGTCACGGCGACTTTATTCTTACGTCAGACGTTACCGCAGCGTCCGCAAACACGGCGTATCAACTGACGTATGATGCGATGACGCACAATCACGGCATTACTCTTGGCACTCCTGCATCAAGAATTGTGTTTGAGGAGGCTGGGCAATACGTTCTTTCGTTTTCTGCGCAGGTCTCATCCACATCTTCTAGCACTGTCCACTTTTACTTTTGGCCCAGCATCAATGGAACAAACGTAGATGACAGCGCAATGACCACTGCTCTGCATCAAAACAATGCGACGCTGGTTACATCCCGCACGCAAGTGTTTACTCTGGCGGCTGGTGATTACCTCGAGGTCAATTGGATGGTTGATAATACTCAGGGCTTTCTAAACTACACGGCGGCGGCTTCACCTAGGCCAGCTTTGCCCGCCTCTACGCTGTCAATCACGAGGTTGCATGGATGAATGAAGAACTAGCACGCTGCAAGCCTTGGATTGAGGCAGCTTTAAGCTACAGCGGTGGCACTCATGGATTTGATGATGTGGTCGCTGGGTTGCAAAAAGGCACGTTGCAACTGTGGCCTACGCCAAGGGGGTG